ATTCGACTCGCGCTCGTCTACCGTCCATTTGAACCCCAGCAAGGTTGCTGTCTCGCACCATGCCTTGATATGCTCCTCTAGGCCATCGTCCCCATACTTCGGGAGGATGTTGTTGTATGCCTCGAGGTGTGGCATACCGAGACGTCGCATGGTCAAGTACGAGATCAACGCATTCGTGTGCGTATTCAGCGCGGTCGTGTCAGCCGCGCCCGATAGGTTCATGGTGCCAGAGTCGATAGACTTGATCCGCTCGGGTTGCGGGTGATTGCGCTTGACCTTGACCTTTGGGATAATGGTCTTGTTGGTCTCAGAGCCGAGTACCTGGCGTACGTATTTGGCCCCGCCAGGATTTTGGCAGCCGCGGGCAACGGACTCGACGAAGCACTTGCGCGTAAACGCTGAGTTGTGCAGGTCGAATTTGCCGAAATCCGTTCCCATGACGATGTTGCCGCGCTCTTCAGCAGCGCGGACAGCGCCCACGACCTTCTCTGCGATGACGTCCGGAGTGTTGCCACAGACGTAGAAATGGCCGCACTTATCTGGCCCCTCCTTGTGGGCCTCGGCGCACCAGGGCGCCATGATGCGTGCGGACCGAAATAATTCGAACGTCGACTGCGGTAGGATGAGGCGTGCGTTCTTGCCTTTCTCCGCGGCGCCGGCCACGGCATCCGCCTTGATCTGGGCGAGCACTGCCACCTCTGCGTTTTTCGGGTTGGCAGTGAACTTCTCGATCTCAGCTTTGCGGTTCGGGTTCGATTTGATCATCGCTGCGATGGTCTCGTCACGGTCTGCAAAGTGCCACGGCGTGCGCTTCGCAGTCTCGATGGAGAACTCGAGAGCCCAGCCTCGCATTTGACGGTCGGGCTCAATGGTGTTGCGGACGCTCTTGAGCGTCTCAATCGATTTCTCCATGTCGGCTTGGGACTGGCCTGATGCGGTGGCTGGCGGCACCACAGGTGGAGCCGTCAGTTTCGCCACGCTGGGAGGGCCTTCCAAGCTGTCGAGGTCTGCTGTGTACCCGACGAAGTTGATATGCTCGGGGACACGCGCAAGCGCGGACGTAATGAGTAGGACCGATGCTGTGCTTTGTTTGCATCCAACTTGCTTCAAATGGGCTGACACGACGTCGGCGCCGAAAGACGATACGCCGTTACGTCGCGCAACGAGGCCTTCCCACACGTCAGCGGGTATTTTGGCTACGTGACGCGACGGCTCCAGGTATGATAGGCTCACATAAGGATGCGAGCCCCCGAAGCGCGCTAGTCGGAACTCGCCCATCGGGGTGGAGTGGCGAGAGACTGCGGGGACGTTGTAGAGTTGTTGGTCGGCCATTGCCTCTTCCCCGTAGTGCAGCTCCATCAAGCTATAGGGGTAGCGACAATGGTATTGTGGGTTTAAGAACACAATCATCTTGTTTGTGTCTGGTAGACGCAACCGCTCCACATTGTACATCCAAAA